ATTTATATTATATACTATTATTTATAATAGTCAAGCATTAAAATATCTTAATGAAAGGTCCATTCAAAGTGCCAAACTCTTTTTTTGCACCATAGTATAAGACACCTAACCATTCTTCAAACTTATTCATTTTAGATATTTTATGATATACTTCTACTTGTCTTAAAGTGTGTAGTTTTGATGTTATTCTTCCTAATGTATTTCTATCTTTTTTAAAGTTTGCTAAACCAAATCGTAGATTTTTTTCAAAAGTAGATTTTTTAGTGCCTAACTCTAAAGGTAAATCCCAATTTATTTTTTGTCCCTCAATTTTGTAGTCTTTTATCTTATCATAAAAATTTGCCCAAAATTTTATCTGTTGTTCAGTAAATTTGCCTTGAACATCAATCATGGGATCTTGAACTGGTGATGGTGGTCTTGACATATTGTTTGCTGATAAAAATGTTTCAATAGCTTTTGATGAAGCTTTACCTAATTTTGCACCACCACTTTTTGGTGTGATATCAGTTTGAGGACCTGTTTGAGGTTGACTATATCTAAAACTTCTTATCTGTAAAGCATATTCTAATTCATTTGCAAAAAATCTTAATGAGAACTCACCTGTGTCAAATAGTGGTGGTTTAACCATATCTAAATCACATTTTATACTGTTAGGTTTTAGTTTAAATTTTACACTTTTTTTTGTGCCACCTAGATTAGCTTCTTCTATCTTAGCTTCTTTAGCTGTCTTAGTTAGACCTTTTAGAGAGATAGGAACCATGACCTTTTTTCTCAATAAATCGGCCATGTATAAATTTAATTCTTCTAATTTAGCGTCTTTAGATACATCTTTTTTAGCCATCTGTTTGACTTTTTTTATGATGGTTGCTTCTTGTTGTTTTTTAACCATCACTATGTCCATTGGGTTCCATCTGTCTTTCACAGTAGCACCCATTTCTTTAGCTGCTATATCTTCTAAAAAAGGCATGATACCTTTATCTCGACTATAATTATAGCCTTTTTGTGTGCCTAAATATTTTTTGAGTGCTTTGCCTTGTAGTTGATAATAGTAATACCAGACAGCTGGCATATCAGGATATGCGTTCTTTTCTACGAATGCTACGGTAGGTTCTTTACCTTTTTCTATTAAACTCTCAAAGAAAACTAATGAACCGTTTTCTTGTTTTTTTGTGTCTCTTGCGTCAGCCATACTAATATTTATATACTAGTATGACCGTTATGTCAAGCGTTAATAGTTTACTTTTCTACACTTAAATACTAGTGAAATTCTAAACTTATCGCCCTCTACTGCCCTTGCAACATGAGGTATTCTTGCGTCAAAGACTACAACTCTGCCTGGTTTTGGCCAGTATGATTTAACGATATTCATTTCTGAACTGCCTGAGAAACCGTATGGTGTATTTACTGCCATCGCTCTCATTTCATCTGTGAGATTAGGTGTCCAGAACTCGATTGAACCACCATCATCTGGTGTCCAGTCTGGTGTGAGATAAACGATAACTGTATATTGATCGCCAGTCCAACCATCAAGATGAATACCACCTGATTGATTTGCGTGATGACCATTAAGATAGTGTCTGAGTAATTTTACATTTTCTGGATCTACTTTGGCCCATATCTCTTTAACCCAATCTTGTTCTATTTCGTAATCTGTTTCTTCAGTATCACTACCACCTAGATGTATATGTTTATAGCCTGGTGTCTTTGCTTCTTTCTTCATTTTTTCAGATGAGTACCAACCATCTTGCCAGTCCATCTTCATAACAATATCATGATATCTTTTGACATCTTCGTCAGAAAATAAACCGTCAGACGCTTGTATGATCTTATGATAATCACCACCTGCTAATGCCATCGCAGGATATGTAAATTTTTTATTTGTTCCAGGTTGTGTTATCTCCATCATGGTACCTTCAGGCAATTCTTTTGCGTCAACTGTTGTAGGTCTATCTGATTTAACAACACCTGTTCCCTCTAATGTAGAATTATCGCCTTCTACAATTTTATCCATATCAACTACTTTCGTCATGTTTCTCCTCTGCTTCCTCATAGAGTATCATGGTTATTAAACTGTATATCGCCATGTCCATTAAGGTATCTTTTATGTTTTCGCCTTTAAATTTAAACTCACCCTTTTTGATAAAGTTACTTATTCTGGCATATTTATCGCCCATACGAACAACAGATCCTTGCCAAGCAGGTATGCCTGACAACTCTGATAATCGAAAGTTAGCAAATATGTCCTCATTGGCACCATAGTCATGGCGTTTCTGATCGTGTAGATTTTTAATCACATCTATGATTTCATAAAATCTTTTACTTTGTTTGTTCATATCTTCCATTATATTTTTCCTAATGTTAAAAACTTAACTATTCCTCCGTTCGGTTCCCATTGTTTGTGTTTGTTATGAAAATCGCAAATCTTTTTAGCGTCATCTTCAAACTCTGATTCTGTAATAATACTACCAGTTGGTCTTTCAATAACACGCCAACGCACCTTTCTTTTGATCTTACTTAATTTTAGTTCGTAAGACAATTTGGTGCGTGTGGCTCTAGGTTTTCTTTTTGCGACTTTCTTTGCCATACTATTTTTGTTCAGTTGTCTCTGCTTTAGGCTCATCTATTTCAGCAGCTGCAGGAACATTTTCTTTAATGTAATTACTGTGATGTGCAATAATTATTTTACAATTTTGCAAATCAGCAGTTAGATTATTAACTTGTTTCTGATAATTATTTACCTGAACAATAGCATTTTTAATCTCTGGTGTGAATTTATTTTCATCATACCATTTATCGTTTAACTTGATTGCCATTTTTTCTCCTTTGTTTTTATACTTTAAAATCTGAGAACTGACCCAGCCTTTTAAATTTATCGTTAGATGATATGGTCTCTTGACCACTATCAACTAAATCTGTTTGTGCGTTTTGTTCTACATCATACAAACGCATTTTTGATCTATCGACACCAACAATAAATTTTCTGTTTAGTGTTGGATCATTATATCGATTCTTTAGTTGTTTAACCATGATCTGGTTCTTTTCTTCTAGTTCTTCACTACTAATCAAAGCAAACATAAAGTCTGCTGTTGCAGGAAGACCGAAACTTTCTGAAGTATCTTCAAGACCTACATCACTACTTACGAAACCACCTCTTGTTGTTTGAGTAGCAGAGAAGATAGGTATATCATGTTCTACTGCAAGGCCTCTAAGTTCTTCAGCAATTGCTTTGATGTAAGTATAACTATTGACATTTGCACCTGATTTAAATCTAGACGAAGCACAAATATTTAAGTAATCTACAAATACGATATCTGGTTTAAATGATTTCTTTAGTGCAAGTTCACTCATTAAATTTTTAAAATGACCTGTATGAGCAGTAGCAGTAGGATATTCTTTGATAATTAATGTGCCTGTTGTCTTACTTTGTAATTTATTAATTTTAGTTTCATACATTTGATATGGTAATTCTTCTAGATCACTCATACCCACATTCAATAAGTTTGCGTCTATACGTTCAGCGATACGTTCTTCAGCCATCTCCATAGTGATATATAAAACATTTTTGCCTTGTAATAATACAGATGAAGCAAGATGTGTCATAAACATAGTTTTACCAACACCAGTACCTGCAAGACAAATATTCAAAGTCTTACTTGGTATACCGCCTCTTGTAATCTTGTTAAAAAACTCTAAGTCTAATTCTAATCTTTCTTCTTTCTTTTTATAAAAATCAAATCTTTCTTTTGATTCTTGTAAATAATCATGACCTACCTTTTGGTCAAAAGACACACCCAGGGCATTCGACAATAACTCAGGTAAATATTCTGGAGTGTGTGTCTTATCTTTACCATCTATGATTTGAATGCCTGATAAAATAGCGTTATGTATGGATCGATCTTTACAAAACTTTTCTGTTGTTTCAACTAACCAGTCTAAGTTTACAGGTTCTGGATCTAATGTAGATAATATATCTGTAATCTTTTTATATTCATCTTCATTTACAGATTTATTATTATTGATTTCAATCGAAAGAGATTCTTTTGTAGGAAGATTATTATATTTATTTACAAATTTATATATCTCTGTAAATAATAATTTTTCTAATCTATCAGAAAAGTATTCTTCTTTGATGAAAGGTAAAACCTTTCTACAATACTTTTCATTATGAATTAAATTACGAAGTGCTGTTCTTTCAATTCTCTCCATTAAGTTCCTTTTTCTCTTTTAACTGTTCATCTAATAATACAACTAAGATATCACCTATGTGATCTATAAACTCTTGACTATCTGTGTCAGCGTTTACTTTATTTTCTATAACTGTGTAATCAAACACCATAGGCAGTTGACCATTAACTGCTTCACTCTCTGGTCTAAATCCTACATTACCATATTTGTAAACTATGCTTGCATATGGACCACTAATTAATTTTAGTGCTGTAAAGTCCTCTCCAGGTTTCTCTACAAATACATAGTCCTCGTTTTGTTTAGGATTCGTTGTCTGGTGTTTCGGTGGTATCTTCGGTGTCAATTACATCTCCATACTTAAATTCTTTACTACAAGCAGCGTCTAACTTTTCTAATATATCTTTTGTGAAATATTTTTCAGGATCATTATTAATAGTTTTACCAAATGCCTTTGAGCCATCAGGCAGTTCTATTCTTGTTGATACTTGTTTAAATATATTATGTTTTAGTGCTAAATCTAATAGACCATAGTATCTATCTAATCCTTTGTCATATGTTAATCTAACATCTACTACTTTGTTTTCTTTTGTTAATCTAGATTTGTAATTTTTACAATGTATAATATTACCTATGACCTCTGTGCCATCTTTCTCTTTTCGTTTTGATAGATAGACGATAGAACTAGCCGCATATTTAAGACCAGAACCACCGCCCATTTCTTTTTGTGGGAACATACTACCGACAACATCATAGGTGTGATTAGTTATAATAAGAGGAACTTTTGCTTTTCCTAATTTCAAAGTCAATACTCTAAAGGCTGCTTTTACTATTTGTGCCCTTGTCATATCTTTAGTTTCTTTACCTGCCTGTGTATCTTCCATTTCTTTAGTTGTTGATAACATACCTAAAGAATCTAACACAAGTAGTAAAGGTTTTCTTTCTGATACATCTTGAGCAATATACTTATCTAATACTGTAATTGCTTGATGTCTAAACTCTTGAACAGTAGTAACTGGCATAACAACCATACGACTACTATCAATATCTCTTTCTTCAATAATATCTTTTGTAACTGCTGATTCTGATTCAAAGAATATAACACCACCATCTGGATTCTGATCTAAAAAATTCTTACACATACCTAACACAAAGAAAGTTTTACCTGTAGCACTTTCACCTGCAATCGCAGTAATTTTATTAGATGGTAAACCTTTGTTTATACCACCACCTAATAACGCATTGAATATATAAGAACCTGTATCAATAAAATCTGTTACATCACCTGACGCACCATCTGATACTAAACTAGCATATTCATTACCAGTTTCTTTAATTACATCTTTCAAAAAATCACTCATTATCTTTTACCTCTACTGTCGTTTGAAATATTATACACTATATATAATTGTTTGTCAAGCAAAGAACTCATCTAAAGTTGCCTTTCTTGAATTTTTAAATAAGTCTATACACTCACCCGGTTTACACTCGGGACCAAAACACCAAACATTTTCTATAAACATTTTGTTCATAAAATCAGCCTTCTCTTGTTCATCTTTAAATAGTGTATCAGACTTCGGTCGTTGCATGATTCTCATACCGATTTGACCCATGAAGTTTTTAGCAAACTTATCAACTAACTCATCACCAGAACGATAGCGAACACCGTGTATCTTTGGATCCATAATATTTACAAACATAAACTTTGATACTTTCATAGTTTTTTCTGCAACTGGTAAATAAAAATCATCACGCCATTTATCATACTCATTAAATTTAGACCATGATTGATCTTCTTCATGTTCACCACCTTTATTATATTGTTCGGTAGAAAAGTATGGTGGACTTGTGAATGCCACATCAATCTTTGGCAGTTTATGATATGGTAAATCTTCAGCACCACATCTCCATATCTGAACTTTCTTAGGTTTAGAAAGAAGTTTATTATACTTTGATATCTGTTCTTGATATCTTTGATAAGTATTTGGGTTTGGATCACAACCATAATATTCTTCAGCGTCTGAGGCAAAGAAACCTGCAAGTCTATCACCCCAACCACAACTTGTATCTAAAACTGTTTTAGCATTTGTGATATCATAGATTGCTTTTGCAACAACTGGTTTAAATTGTGTTGCAATATATGTGCCTAATCTAAACGCTGATATATAACTTTTTTCTGATAGTTCGCCACCTACTAACTTTTCTGTTTCAGTACCATCTAGTTCTTTTATCTTTGTAAGTTTCACGCCATTGATACCTCGCCATATAGGACCTAGACACTTCCAGATAGCATATGCGTCACCATTTTCCCATACTTCTTTTGGTGCTCGAAAGCCATAACTACTACATTCTAGTCTTAGGTCTTGCATGAAATAATTACTCACATCATTAAATGTGCTAGCACCATTTATCAAACCAAGTCCATATTTACTATACGGATATTTGTAATCGTCATACTTTTCAAAAACTTCTTTTTCAACTTGTTCATTTGGTATACAAATCGTACTAGTATCAAATTTTTGAAGATTAGCAAAAGCAGTTCTCATATCTTGTTCAGTAATTTCTTTGAGTGGAAATACTGGTCTTTCACTTGCGATATAGTCTGCCAAGTGTGTTCTCATCTTGTCTTTCCCATATTCTGCGTTCATTTTTTCAAAGATAGATGATGTCAAGACAGGTAGTTTTCCGTCTGTAGCGGCGGCTAAGAGACTATTATATAGTGTATTATCTCGTTTATAGTGTGTAAATGCGTTTTCTTTCATATTATTTCTTATTTTTATAGTACCAAAATAGTCTCACATACCACTCAAAACATCTAGGGTAATGTTCTGGATTAGGTAAATCGGGAAACATTTCTATAAATTCTTGTATCTCCTCATCGGTCATTTTTTAAACATCTTTGATACAGCCTTGATAGGATTTCTTAGACCTTCATACACTTGCCATATCTTATCAATATGTGTATCTAATTTTTTATTAAGACCATCTATCTTTTTTTCTATTTGATCTAATTGTTTTTTTAGTTGTTCTATGTCTTTACTCATTTAAAAAAAGTTATCCAGTGTTGCTTGTTTCTCAAAGTTCCAGTTGATTGCATTTACAATAAATCGTAATG